AATGGATAAGTTCTTTATGCTCTGGATGAGAATCGACGAAACTATTTACCGCACCAATAGCATCGTGACCAGTAATCTCTCTATTTTTAAGAGCATCAAGCAAATCAAAAATACTTTTATAAGCATGACCTCTCAGATGAGATTTTTTCTTAAGATTATCGCTTGTCACAAAATATTGCCAAGTTGGATGATAAGTATAAAGCAGAATGTTCTTAATAAAATTTGCACCAGCACCATTACCAGAAACATAGTCTGTAATAATGTCCACTTTATCGTTTGTGCTACTGGTGGCACGAAGATCACGAACAAAACCATCAAGATGTTCAAAACTATCGGTCATACCAAATCCTCCTGTGTTATCCCAACATTCTAGCATAAGCCAATCGTCTTGTCAAGTATCGTCAATTTGTTTGCGTTTCTTGAACACCCTAGCCATAATTTGTATTAGGTCGCTACCAGCAGTCTGATAAAATGCCGGGCAAATAGCATGAATAATTAATAGAGCCCCCGATAAAAAACAAACAAATCCATAAAAAACAGCAAACTTAAAGTGCTGTAAATACGTCATCCCATTTTCTTCTAAGTGTTCAATCCACCTTTTCTTTAAATTCATAGAAATAAACCTCTTCGTCGCTTTCACTCACCCATCTGCTTCCAGTGTTTTCACAACTAAATTCCAGTCCAAACACCTTCCAGTCTGGTTTTTTATCAAACCTTTTGCTGATAAAGGAACCACCATCCATCCACAAGATTCTATTATTTGGTTGAATAAAATACTGACCACCATTTCCTTCAAAAACATGACCGCATTTATGTCCAGCCGCTATTTCACCATAGCCATTTTGATACTGAGGCCCAAAACACCAGTCTATAGTAAATAGATATTTAGCCTTGTGTAGTGTTTTATTCTTTAGAAGAATATTTGCTGCTCTATTTTTAGTATATTGATCAATTTTTATACTAGCGTAATAACTCATACTATCCCATAATTGAATCCAGTCCAAAGGATAGTCTGAGCCTCCACTTTCATTTGCTCTTAAATAGTGGATTGGAACTCTGGCGTGTTGACTGCCATACTCTGTCATAACAGAAAACAAGCCGCATCTTTGTGGAATACTCGTAAAGTTAAATACTTCTACTGGTATTCTATCTGAATTTATGTCTGGAGATTTGTTATATAGGAAATTTGTGTCAAGATACGCTATGAAAATAGGAGTATCAATATTCAGATAGTTGCTCATTTAGATCTCGACAATAAATAGTTCATAGCATTAACAATTCCAGTTAAGTTGTCCCCTAGTTTGCCTATGCCAGTATTACATCTGTCGCATATCCAACCCCTAAAACTATCATCCGTATGGTCATGATCTAATACCCATTTTATTGGTATCTTTTTGCAGCACTCACAAATTTCGGGTCTTGGTGGAGCCTCTTTATGTAGTTTGCCTCTAATCTTAGAATGTTTTTTAACGCACTTTTTACATCTACTATCCAATTTATCTTTGTACATACTGTGTTTAGGAAAACTTTTCCTATTTTTCCTTTCGCCACAATACGAACAAATTTTTCTTGGCATCTTAACTTACTTCTTTTTCTTTTTGACTTTCTTTTCTAGTTTAGCCATTCTTTTTTCTAGAAGTTTAAGATACTCCATTTCTTTTTGGCGATGCTTGTTGTTTTCTTTTTGGGTTTTCTTAAAAAGTTTCTTCCATACGCTCATAATAATCTCCTATTAATATTAGTTTAAAGTGGACGAGTCGGGAGTCGAACCCGAGTCTTGTGATATTTCTAATTACATCTTCTACAAGTTTATTTTGTTCATGGGTTAAATAGGATTACAGAACAAACAAGATTCATTCCTATCTTACCAACTGCTCTTAACCTACAACCCGTTGGACATTGTAAGTGCAGAGGGATTTAACGACAGACTTTTGATCGCTACCCTCATTCGCAATCGCAGTCTGTTACTGCCCGTTTTTATTAGGCAGCAAGTGCTAACTGAGTTGTGCCAGTTAAAGCATTTGATCCGGTTTTAAAGTGGCCTCCAGATCAACCACTACTTGCTTACATAATTTTCCATATCCAATCGAAACCTTTACTCGCCCGTAATTTTATATACACCTAGAGTCTTTTTAGGTCTCATTCCCGGCATTTATATCCGTATTAGATAGATTTTTAATTTCCTCCATAAGTTTTTGTAGATCATCATCACCAACAGGCATGATTATCCTGGTTAGTTCTGCTCTAAAATTCTCCATTTCTTGCCATAGCACAATATTGAGCGTAGCAGAAAATACGAGAGACAAAAACAACATTACAATAAGTGCATTTTTCATAATAGGGCGTGAGAGAATCGAACTCCCTTAACTACCTTATAAGAGTAGCGTCTTAGACCATTAGACGAACGCCCCGCATTGTTCTGTTATTCTACATCATCGACCATCGGTTGTCAACACTTGAGCCTAAAAAATAAATGTCAGAGAACACCAAAAACTTTCATCATAATAATAGAACTCATAACTAAGCCCACAATACTAGTAAGTGTGCGAATAAGTTCAAACTTATGGTTGTGTTTATCTACCCATAACTCAAAACTATCCCTGAGTTTACCCTGCCTCTTAAGTTTATCAAGCCTTTTTTGGCTGAGTCTTTCCATTATTCGTCCTTTGATTCTAGCGACCTTAGTATTCTTTGGCACTCTTGTAGTTTAGAATCCATATCCATACATTTTTTGCATAGTTCGGAGTCTACATATTCTTTAATCTTGTCTATCTCCGCTTTTAGTTCGATTATTTGGTTGATGTTCATTATTGGATACCTCAGTATTGTTACCTTTATTTTGCGGCATCCAAAAAATCATTTCGCCACTTTCATCATCCCATGCACACTCAAGTTTTCCAGCCGCAGCAAGTTTCGCTAAACCAACTTCGTGTAGCCAAATGCTAACCTCTTCAAATGTGTCATTAAAACTATCTTCATCGACTATATATCTATCGTTCTCGTCAATACCAACAATATGATTTGAGATAATATCCTTAACTTGATTGATGGTTATAAAGTCGTCCAGATTTTCTGTATAGTTTTCACACAAAGAGGATGCTGCTGCTGATCTAATACTATCGGCATAAGCATCCAAATCTAACACGCTGTAAGTTTCCATATTAATACCCCTAAAACTAGATAAATCTTTTAATACTTGATGAATCCTGATTATTAGCCATTTTCTCTAGCAGTCTATCTATGGTTTGCTGTAAATTATAGTTTCCTCTTGGGAGCCACTTACTATCTTCATAAAGAGCGGTCATTATTTGAGGAATATAATGCTGGTAGGCTATTTCAAATTCCTCTGGAAAATAATGCTTTAGGATACGCTCAATATGAAACATACTATTGGTAATTTCATCCCTATAGTCTATTAGTTTATTGAATTGATCCCTTTGTTCTTGTGTAAAATTCATGTGACTTGTTCTCGGGGCTTAAGTTTCATCATTTTATGTTTGGTTTTCCAAACTCCAGTTTCCTTGTTTTGAATATCCCCATTCATCCAAATATGACAGAAACCGGCCTGCTTGTCAATACCCCATGCGAGAATACCATTTTCATCTACCTTTTCCACAACAAAACGTCCGCGATAACCCATTGGGATAAATTCACCCCGGCTTACATAGAATGGGCCGCCAGCAACCTTGATCCTATCCCCCTTAATCAGTTCTCTCCAATTAAAGTCACGAATAATCTTTGTATTTTTTGATTCCTTGCTTTTTGCCTTAAAAACAAATGGATGATTACAATTCTTGCACATATATGCACGGGGGCCAGTAACCGTGCCGCACTTGTCACAAGCCTTCTTACCTTTACCAAGACCCATAATCTGATCTCCTGTGATTGAGTAACTGATACGCTCTAAGTATAACATACCAATCGGCACTGTCAAGCCATAGTCTTTAAGAATTTCTATGAGCCTCACAACGAGTTGAAATCCAACCCTCTTTATTGGGCTCTCCTTTGTTTCCACAAATATCGCAAATCTTATAACTCATTGCTTCTGCCATGCTCACTAAACCTTCTATATATTCATCCCCACCACTAAAATAAACTCTAAGACCACCGTACTTTTCTTTAATTTGGTCAAATTTTACAGGAAAATACTCAGTAATAGTAGCATATTCTGGATTATATTTTGTTCTGGCTTCAATGTTTCCTTCATGCTGGTTAATCATCCAACAAAGAGAAGATAGAATGTCATACCAACCTTCTCCGCACTCTATGCCAAAACACATAGGGCTTTCCATAGGAGTCTTGTTTTTATTGACAAAAAGTTGTGGATATTTTTCGTATAACTGATTTTGTAATTCGCTGTTCATAGTCTTTGTTTTCTTTTTTGTTCTTCTGATTTATAATCCGGTTCTGGTATGATAGTAAGTTTACCGGGGCTATAGTGACAAAAGTAACTTTGCTTAATCTTTCGTTTAATTAAATTGTTTTCTTCGATTTCAACATAGATATTAATGCGATAGCGGTTTTCAAAAACATTAATAATTTTAATCATCAAATAGTTTTTGGGCTTATCTACCTGCTTAAACAATAAACTCTCAATCTCTAAATCCATTACCTAGCCCTCCGATTTGCTCTATGAAGAATACGAATAGTTTCTTTGGCGTTACTTGGAACCATAACTAAACTTGGTGCTGTTTTATGTCCCCAATCCATAAAACCAACAGCACGATGCTCAACACTACATTCTGTGCAAATGATTTTGCGTCCAGTCTCAGTTAAAAACTCATACCGATCAATACCAACGCAGTTTTTACAATAGATACAGTTCATGGCAACCTCCGTTTAGCGGATTATACCATAGTCATCGGCATTGTCAACTCGTCTACTGTAATCAAATTTCCAATACTGTCACTAAAATTGCCGCCATCGGTACTATAATAAATATCTTTCAATCCAACAGCACTTAAGAGTTTATTACAATTTTCGCAAGGTTTACTTCCAAGTATTAGTCCCTTTCGATTAATTCTAAGAACACATAATGTCCAATCAGAACGAATGGTATTGTATTGATCCAAAAGTTTAGAAATAAGATGAGATTCAGCGTGTACATATGGATATTCTATATATTTAGGAAGATTAAACTGCTCACCTATACGATAGGCTCTGGTATTAGTTTTTATCGGATTGTTTTTGGTGAAACAAATCATTTTGTTACCATGAAAAGCAGCGGCATAGTGGTAACACCTAATAAGAGGACTTGGATTCCAATTAGCGTATGCTTTACGTATTGTCTTGTTTATTATTTTCATTATCCGTATTATCCAATGTGCTTTGATATGTTTTGCTATAAGTATCGTCTATCACTGGCTCTGGATATAACTTATCGGCAGATGACAATGGGACAAGATTTACCCTCTTACTTTGTGGAGAGTCTGTTAGTTTGATTTTTTGTGGCTCTTTCATATTATGTCCTATTTAGTAGCAAGCATATATAGGCCGCAGTTAGCAAAAGAGTAGCCAGCATACGCTATGCCAAGACCATAATTGCCTTTACAAAACTGCTCTATACTAACATAAGCATATACGCAGCCAGTTAGTGCTATTAGCCATCCACTCATGTTAATACTCCTTTACAAATTTCTTCGTGCTTCTCTATAGCGTAGTCTTTTGCTTTTAGTTCCATATCTACATCAAAATCTAGTCCATAGGTTTCAAACTTATTATAGGCATAATCTGCATGGGCTCTAGGATTATTACCTTCTCTTGATTCACTATAATGAAATAGTGGTTTGTGTCCATGCCAAGTGTCGTGACACGCAATAATGGCTGTATTTTCATTAAGCATATCAGAATGGCATTTGTGATGCAAATAGTCGAACGTGATAGGGATATTGGTTTTAGGATGAAAATGAGTGATTAGTTCACGAACACTCCAACAATTCAATTTGTCATCATTCTCAATAACAAGTCTTGCCTTGCAATTATCGTCTAATTTATCAAAGTTGCGTTTAAATCGTTCAATGATTTCATCATACGTTCCATTTTTATTATGAACGTGCAAATTCATTGGGTTGTAGTAATTTGCTTTACAGCCAATCCTGTCGAGAAAACTGCTATAGAAATTAAGTTCTGTAATAGTTTTTTCTACTGCTTTTTCATTGGTGGATGCAAGAACATTAAACTCTGATGGGTGACAAGATATGCGAACACCCTTATCTTTAATGGTTTGTTCTATATTGTCCATTTCATCTTGAATATCGTCATAATTAGGCAAATCTTCTAGAGAAATATTAGCCTCATCAAAAGTGATAAGAGGAAATAGATCACTACTAACTCTATAAGAGTAGCCATTATCACCGCAAAACTGGATTGTTTCATTGGTTACAACCATATTATTGTGGATACGATCACCAAGGATACTCAACGCTTCCACTCTTGGAAGTGAAGCGAAACGCTTGTAGGTCATTGTTTTAAATCCATGACCCTGTTCCTTAAGTTTTAAAGATATGCAGCACAGACCGTAAGCCATAGATTCTCCTAAGATAGCATCAGTATACTACGCTATCGGCATCTGTCAACGCGATTCTTGAGTTTCTTCGTATTCTTGCAGAAGTGCTGCTCTCATAGGCTCTGTGATATTATTAGAATCTAGATAATAGGCAAGATTCATATGAAATGTATTAGGCATATGACTGAGAACCCTATCAGAATAGATGGGATTCTTTGGTCTTTTGCGTAAAGAGCGATTAATGTGATAATGAAGCAGATATGCGTTAACTGCACGAATATACTTATCAACACTTACATCTTCTATAGGGTTATTGTGCAGCAATCTTAGTGCCTTGTTCTCACAATCATGTTCTAATTCTAGAATATCATGAAGACTTTGGTTTAATTCCTCATCCGTATAATTAGACTCTGGCTTATCTATCCATTCAAATAAAGTGTCATATGTTAATAACGACCTATCCCATAGGTCACGATTATTTTTCCACTGTAAGTAGTGACAATATTCATGCAAGAATACTTCAAAACCCATATCATGGTCTAAAGCAACAACCAATTCCCTCTCACCATCTTCTGCACCAAACCATCCTCCATAACCATCTAATTCCTTTTTTCTATGTATCAACACAGAAAATCCATTGGCTAAAAGTTCTCTGGTGCATTTGGTGATAAAATTTAGTTTAGTATCCATACTTATGCTCTGTTTTCGGTAACGTCTATCGCAGAATAAATTCTCATAACTTTATGGGTGGGTTCAAAATATTGCTGAAAAGCCAGTTGTGCTTCTAGTTCGGTTGTTGTAAAAAAAGTTTCATGCAGCAAAATAGTTTGCTTATACTTATCGTTTTTTTCGTATCCCTGACCAGTAACTAAAAATTCTAACATTATATTTTTTCTTTCTTGTTATAGTTTTCTTGTCTCAGTTTATCTTCCTTCTGCATATAATAGGCCGTAGAAACTAAAAAGAATAATCCACCAAAGAATACTACCAGTCCAACAAGTAAATATATGGCGAACAAAGATAGCACAAGATTTATTAACATATCTAGTCTTTCGTTATTTTAAGTACAATTCCAAAAATAGTAAACATTATACAGCATATTCCTATAAATATGAACGGGAAAGCGAACAATATGTCGCTATATTCACTAAGTCTAAAGTTTACCATATTATAGTCCAAACGCTTCAATAGTATATTTAAATGGCTTATCTGGTATATTTTTCACTAATTCTAACATTTGTTGTGCTATTTCTCTGATTTCTAGTTGAGCGTTGTCTTTATTTCTTAAAGATTGAAAATGATAAAAACTTCTCCAATTAAAACTCACATCAGCGGTAATTTGTGTATTATATCCTCTAAAAAATCGAGCAGATTCTTTGGCTCTTTTTCGATCAACACCATAATTATCTGTTAAATCTTTAATACAATCATGGTATAGTCTCAACCCATTTTCCGTATAATGCTTTAATTGTTCTTTCCATAGTTCGGGCCAGTCTTCAGGGACTAAATATTTATCTTCTTTGATCTCTTTATATCTTGCAGATTCTCCGTTGACACTAACGCCGATACGATGTTTGATAATATGTATATGAGAGGCTATATCTGTGGTTACAAGAAAGTGTAGATAAGATTTTTCAAAAGGAGTATGATGCCCTTCATCCGCTAACATTTTTAACAGTTTGGGGATTCTATTGATTTTATCTTCTGATAAATCTCTAGAAGTGCTAGTCCAAGCAGAACAACTTATAATTTTATCATCACCGTAGTATCCTACCAACTCAACATTATTTTGCATATTTAGTCCTATATTGTATGAGGTCATTTATCCATTCTAAAAATAGTTCCTGGCTCATATCTCGTTTTGCTTTATTGCAGATTTCACAACAAGTTACGGTATTATTTTTTGTATATCCTTTACTAGAATCAATTCTATCTAAACCATTATATGTAAAAGAGCCATTTCTTTTTCTTTTTCCTATGTTGGTTTTTATTGTTGTTCTAGGCAATCTGCCACAATAATAACATTGTTTTTGTGTTAATTCTAAAAATTCTTCTTTTGTAAATTCAAAATCTATTTTCTTGTTTTGGCTTCGATTTACATAGCCCTTATAGCAACAGTGTTTTGCCGCTTCACCTAAAGGCTTAGTATTTCTTTGTGCAGTTTTTTCTGGAAGAATATTTTTTCTAAACTCATCTAACAAACATCCGCAACTCTTGGTTCTTTTTAAGCAACCTATTCTCAATATTTTTTCTTGACCACAAACACATTTAACTTTCCAATAACTTTCCCTCCTATCCTTCCAAAATACTTTAAAACCCATAAATTCGGTAACTGTTAATCTGCCAAATGTTTTACCTATCAAATTTTGTGCTGGTTTGTTTTTCATAGTTATCTCCATAATAAATGGTTATATTATCTAATACACCAATTACCATAGAAATAGTAAGAATATTTTATTTTTTTTTGGCCTATTGATTATATGGTTTTCTGCATCTGGAGTTACGCTAACTAGTTTTACATTACTTATAATTTTTGATTTCCATGTTTAGTAAATATGTTTGTTGATGATCCAACCATTTATTATCTGTCATGTCATTATAAATTGCTTTGGCTAATTTGCTAACGCTCTTTGCAACTCCGCTACGGTTTGAATCATCTGCTTTTGACCAGTAATATTGTACAGGCTCTCCCTTTTCTTCGTCACCCTTTTCCTTGAGGGTTTCGTACCCCTGTTGTTTTGCCCACTTTTTTATTTCTGACCAAAGCATCCAGTTTCTCCCTAGAGTTACGCTCATTATACAACTTGTTCAGCATCCTGTCAATGTCAGATATTTGTTCTTGGTCGAGGCCATAGCCTTTTCTCAACGAATATTGACAAATTCTAATAAGCAAATCATAATCATTTTTTGTCATATCTTTTCCACGCATCCTTATGCTTAATCGCTATAATTTCTGCTCTTTGCTCTTTAATAACATGATACTGATAAGAAATTAACTCTTTAAGACCATCAATATATGTTTGTATGGCGGAGTCTTGTATGTCAATATTCTCTTCTAGTATTCTATATTTCAGAGGGTTGGGTGTTTCTTTCATTGGTTGTGTTCTATCTTTGGTATTAGGTTTGTATCGTCCAATACTTCTTTTAGTTCTATGGTAAGTAATGATAGGTTTTTATTGCTTGAGTTTTTGGATACTAGCATTTGAATTAGTTGACATATTTTTTCGCAAGAAATCTGTTGTTGGGTGAGAGATATTGCTATTTTAGTATCCATAAATTATTATTCTTGCACCTTGGTTCCCATATCGTATGGGTATCCATCTTTGGGATCGTCGCTATAAACTCCTTCATATTCATTATCCCACCAAGGAATTTTGCTGTCTGGTAGTTGTTCACTCATATTATTCCTTTTCTACCATCGTACCATCTTTTACCACATAAATCTTAACATTAATGCTTGATCGAATATAGTCTCTACCACCATCAATCATATTGCCGTTTTTGAAACTCTTATAGTCGTGACGAAATTGAGAATATTGTAGATCACCATTATCATCTTCTACCATACCGAAAGTTAAATCCTCTATGCTATCGGCATTAAATATTACATATTTCTCTCTATCATGGTCATAACCAAAACCAAAATATCTATTGCCAAATTCTGGATGTGGTGTTTCTCTATAAAAAATATCCGCAGGAGTATCACTTCGTCTAAAGTCTGTGGTACAAACATAGTTCACTGGAACACCATCTTTTACAGAATAATATTCTGTGATGTTGTTTGTATTTGTCATTGGGAAATGTTTAATCATTTTAGGTTAATACCTTTCACCCTCTAGGGGGTCTTTACTATAAGGATAGTTGAACGGGCCAAGATTTTGTTTACGCCTTTTCTTTATCCAGTCAAGAGTATCGTCAAAGCATTTTTCGCAAATTTGAATATCAAACTTTGTGCCATCATATTTCGATCCATAGCCCCATATTGCTTCTAATGTAGCATATTCATTACCAATTTGTTCTATGGAACAAGGATTTCCACAAACGTCACAATAAACTCCATCTTCAACTTTTCTTTCAACAATCTTATATGTTTTCATCGAATATTTCCATATCGTCAAAATTATATGGTTCGACAGTCCAGCCTAGTTTTAGTAGATCTAACCTAATCTCATCTGTAACAAAACCCTCACCAGCATAACCTTCTACATTATGTTGTCCTATGCCACTACAATACCAATCAATATAGTCTCCCTTTTCATTTAGATCAGCAACAATACCACCAGCATATCTCCAAGAGCAAGTCCATTCTTTTTTGTTTTGTAAAAATCTATTGTTGCACAAAGCAGCGTATAGGTTTTGACTGTAAGTATTACTATTCTTGCATTTATTAGCAATCCACTCACACCCCCTCAAATCCCAACCTAGATCATTATCTTGAGGCATTTCTTTATGCGACAACATCTCTTTCATTGAATCATACTGCTCTTGAGTAATATCGCCTTTATCTAGGGACTTTTTATAATGGTTCATCATAAAACTTCCCCTATCGGGACTTGTGAAGTATTTCATGCCAGTTCTTCTCTAAATGGTTCATAATATCTGGTATTTTACGATCATTATAAAAACAGTCAAGGTGCGAGCCTGTTAATTCTCTATATTTATCGGGCCAAACTTTATTTAAGCAATTCATAATATTTTGACCTTCTCTAATGCCTAAACGGTATTGACTATCAATATGGTTTTTGAACTGCTGAAATGTCATGTCCAAAGACTTCCTCTGATCTTAATAAGTTCAATAAGCATCTTTGTATCTTCTTTTTCGTAATCGTCTTGCATTTTACTAATTTTCTTATAATAACTCTTGCCGTGCTTTTCCTCAGAGAAAATTTCGTAAGGGTCTGGTCTGTTGTCTCTGTTTTTCCACCAGTTATATAACTCTGTTGTTTTACGAGCGGCGACTGCCTGTTCAGTTGGCTCACCAAACCCCTTATCTCCCTTTCTAAAGCCATAATCTTTGTTATAGGTCAAACCACTAGCCCATTTTAAATAATCAAGCCCAGCCTCAACGCAGCGACCGTGAACAAATTTATACTTCTTTTCCTTATAACACTTGAATAAATGGGCGTATTCTATTTCTACAAGATCAACAAGTTCATTAAAAAGACCATGAATAATTCTATAGTCTAAGTCATAGTAATTGCCCGGCTTTAATCCCGTATTAAGACAATGAGTTTTGTCTATAAATCTATTGCGAACGTAAGCCTCTATGGTATAGTAAATATCACAGGGTAAATAAATTATATCCTGCAAACGATCAAGTAGTTTTTCTGCCACCCAATATCTATAAGGATGCTTATTTTGAGCCTCTTTACGCCATTCGTCCCAACCTTCCCATGCTAGTGCATATGGTTTATCTGTTCCCCTAATCCAGTCTGCTAAACTAGAGCAACTCCAATAATTTATTCTACTTCTTTTGCTTAATTTAAACATATTATTCCAGTTCCACCCCATGTTCATTCACCAACCTATAGAATTCTTCACGAATTTTATCAAGAGCATCATCAGCATCTTTAAAGTCATTACCATGTTTCTGCCAAGAACGAAGTTGTTGAGCAAAATACCATAGCATACTCTTGGCTTTCGCCGCATTAATAGCGGTATCAAATTCGCTCTGTTCTTCTGGTAAGTTAAATCTCAACGTAACTATTGGCATAATTATTCTTTATGGTTATCAAGTTTAAGTGCTTGGGTAAAAGCCTCAAAGGTATCATCGGTATGAAGTTCGATCAAAACGGCCAAACCCTCTAAAACATTAGCGAGTTTATCATTATTCATCTTATTTTCCAGCACAGCATTTGTCACAGACCGCAGATGATCCGCAAAAAGTGCTGTTTGATTAATCTTGTTTTCTAGATCGAACCTATCCATTAGCAATCTCCTTTTCATATTCCTCAATATCTGTCTTAAATTCATCCGCTTGGCCTAAAACAACAGCAGCATGATACAAGATATGATCTCTAGGATCGCTACCATCCTGAATAAATTCTTGATAACTAATTTGCTCACTATCACAATCAAAAATATATCTAGCACACTCCATAGCGGCTTCAGTATAATTCACTTCAGTTTGTGTACGCATATTTATTGCTCCTATTTAGGTAAGTTCCTTGATAATCTTGTTAAATTTATTTTGAATCTTCTTATTTTTCGGAGCATCGCAAAACCCAAGCCCCTTTTTAGTTTCTTCAACGCTTTCAACAATAGGAGGCTCATATTCTGTAGTTGTCCACTGACAATTCTTCTCAAAGAAAGTAAAGTCTAGTTCTCCAAGACCATCGTGAACGTCATCCTTGTTTTCAGCCTCAATAACAAAAGAGGTACTCTTAGCCTCAACGTAATTCATAGTAACCAGATATTTAGGCATGATTCGTCTCCAAAAGAGTGATGTTGCTAGTAAACACTATACCTCGTCTTTGAGAAATGTCAAGAGGCTTCTTAAACTTTTTAATATTGCTCACTACCCATCCGTATTTAGGTTTAGTTGAATTCCATCCATATAATTTATTGCTATCTTCTACCTTGTGCCTACTATAATCATCAACCCAATCTTGCTTAAACACATAAAGAAAACTGTGGCTAAAAGTAATAGTCCCTATAATCCGAGCCTTAAACTTACCCCTCTTTCCCGGCGTTTCAATCAATGCTAATTCAACTCCCTCATGCTTTTTTGGTAAAGCATATGAGCGGGTTTCGACAGTTTTGGTGCCGTTTATTAAAAGATTAGACCAAGGGGCTTGAATATTTAAACCAGTCATTGTGTAACTTCGATATGCCACTTATTGCCATGAAGTTCAGCCACAACCCCCATATTCAACTTAACAAGTTCTGCTACGATTTCGGCCAACTTTTGTGTTTCATTCAGATAAAGGTAAATCATCTTGTTTCTCCGTTGTGAGCATTTAGCATAACTCACTTATCGGCTTTTGTCAAGAGCCACCTTTAGTTTTTACTTGACCCACTCATAAAAACCATGACTCATAGCCATTTCAATACTAGCGTCTGGATTTTTTTGTAAATACTTTAGAGCGAACAAAACAACTTCCGGCTCTAATCCATAAGGTCTAGCATCTTTCAAAAAAGAATATACAATATCTAGTTCGGTACTAATATCCATTATAATTCCAATTAGATAATATCCGCTTCCATAAAGTCCATATCCAGATTTAGTTCACTCCAATCTTCCTTGGTAACATTACCAATCACCAAATAATTATCATCCTTAGAATAATCTTGATCTTTATCATATTTGATATAAAAGTCCTCAGACAAACTTGATTTCATCTGGTTAAGATCAGTAACGATCTCTTGAGCCTCTTTATGCCCGATAACATTACTAAAACACTGAATAAGACTCATTAGTTGTTCTCCAAAGTGTTATTTAATTGTTCAATAAGATTTTGTACTTCGTTTTCAGTCCAAACATACTCATAGCCATTCTCGTTGCCGTGTTCAATATCTAGTTGATAACTTTCAAGAGCATCAAGAATAAGGCCAATTTCATGCTTATCAAGATTAATATTCATTTTTTTTCCCAAGTTCTTCACCAGTATGGTAATCAATAATTGGTTTATTACAACACTCCATCATTTTTTGTAATCGCCACCGTAGACTTTCAGCATCATCCGCGATAGGATATGCTGGCTGTTCGGATATATTAACAATATCTCCACTTTCATCACTATAAACAATATGAATAGAGTAAGTAGTGTCAGTATCTCCAAGAGGAATTTTAGTTACAGTTTTTACTACGCGATAATTCCAAGACATTACTTATTCTCCAATAATTATTAAAATAAATCCCCATATCCATTCCACCAATCATAAATTCGTATACAAGCCATGTATCCTAGTATACCAAACAATACAAGTCCAGCCATTATTTATTCTCCAAAATCATCGTTCCATCCTTGAGATGATAATACTAAAAGCAATCGACATAATTAGTCCCACAAGACTACCACCACACCATGCTCCTAAAGTCCAGATAATTGCCTCTCTACTAATCATTGTTATTCTTCAACTATAAATATTTGTTTTCTTTAAGAAACTTATACAGATTGTCTATCTTAGATTTATCCACTCTAATTTCTTGTGGATCATGGCTGTTATAACTAAAAATTCTAACTAAATAGGGATTATTCTTGAGAATAGGGTTGTAGTGAATTTCTATCAGATCATACTCTAGTTCAATTACTCTGATTTTTGTCATTGTCTAGGATGGTATAAATAAAATCGGCTAACCCCTTTAGTTCCTCCCTAGTCATAGGAGGATTAACAACATTCTTTGTTGGCCCAAATATAAGTCCAAACTCATACTTGGTTAAATTATCAGTAAATCCCCCAAACATATCTTGAATGATATGAAAGTTTAGATAGTCGCTAGAGTAGGTAAATTTTTTCATCACTTTGATTTGGTCAAATTTTTCAAAATACCCAAATACCTCTCAGCATCACTCTTAGTATCAAAGACCGTAACAATAGACGATCCGCTGCTACTAGGAAGATTGATAGGTTGACCATTTTTAGTCACCACAAACTTACCATTCTGCTCAATCACGCCATAACTAGTCATTAACATTCTCCTTATTATAAGACCTACTAATTCTAAGATAATGAACAATCTCATTAGCCACATTACTCACACAACCATCATAATGATAATGGGCCACCATCATATTATAAATGGTTTGCTTTTCATCTTCATTTAGCCCCTCAAACTCTGAGTCGCCATATTCAGCATCAATATAGTCCGCAACACTAAGAGCATATTTGTGGAAACTGTCGGAATTTGATTCTTTGTTCATTTGTGGGTTATGGTTGAATTTGTGGGTTTCGGTGTATTGTACCATAAGGCTATCGACAGTCAAGGAGAAAATCATGAGTAAAACGACAAAAAATTGCTTAGATTGTGACAAAAAGTTGGTAGATGTTGGAAATGCTAAAAAGCGTTGTGATTCTTGTCAAGAAAAATATCGTAAATTATATTTCAGAATAAGAGAAAAAGACCCGAAAAGGAAAGAACAACATAAACAAAGTATTGCAAAATTTCGTAAAAACAATCCCGATAAAATAAAAGAATATGGGAAAAAATACAGAAATGGAAAAAATAGAAAATACTATTTAGAGAATAAAAGAAAATCTCACAAAGAATACTATCATAATAATACTCAATATAAATTAGGTCATTTATTAAGAGTACGACTTTGGCAATCTATCAAAAAATCAGACCTTAGAACAGAGAAATCTACTATAGAACTATTAGGGTGTTCAAAAGAAGAATTTATGCAGTATCTTGAGACCAAATTCAGTGAGGGCATGAATTGGGATAATTGGTCATTAAATGGTTGGCACATTGACCACATTCGCCCCATATCTTCGTTCGATCTTTCTGATCCTGAGCAAGTTAAGGAATGTTTTCATTACTCCAATTTACAGCCCTTATGGGCTATTGATAATCTCAAAAAATCAGATTTGTGGGACACAGGCCCGAACAATATCTAATTATTTTGATTTCTGTGGGATTTCATCCTCATTTGCCATAAAAGGTTATTTGATTAATGTTTTCTGTGGGTTGTTTACCACTTATATGACGTAATAGAATATGAGCATTATTGATTTGAAAGCCGGGATTGGTCTTTTTTCCATCAATATAAGACTGAATTATGGAGGCTAAAAGTTCCAGTTCCTTATCGGTTAGTAGAATCTGTTTATACATCATTTTCCCGACAAATACCTAAAACCTCCTCTTACCATCCATACCAGTATACAACCTATCCATAGGGTTGTCAATAGAGAGTATCGACCATTCGTAATCTTTGACTTTAGCCCTTTTCTTCACCGTATTAGATTACCGGCAAAAGCAATAAGTTAAAATGCGTTCATTTTTATGAAATATAGATAAGAAAAACGCTATAAAAGCCAACATTACCCTTAACGTGGGAAATGCAAAGTGAAAAAGTGATAGGTTTTATGGGGTGTAGAATAAAGAAAAAACAAAAAGTCTCACAGCAATCATAAGAAACAAGGTACTTGCTCCTACAAAAACTATGCTTCTATATGTTTTGGTACTAATTTCTTCAATTTTTTCCATGTCCATAAAAATGCTACTTATGAGATGTGGGGTCTTTTATTTTAGCAGAGTGAAAATAGTATGTGGTGAAAACTATAAGTGGCCAACTAAAAGCGCAAAATAAAATAGCCAATATTTGTAGAGTTGTCATGAGTTGTTGAAACATTTGAGTATGTTGTATAGGACTATGGATGCTATTACTATTCCCAAAATTGATATGATTATTCTTGTGGGATCATCATGCACAAATGTGGGGCAGAGTGGGCGTTTAACTATAGAGGGGATTTGACCAATTATATTTATCATAATTAAAAAAAGAAATCATATATTCTTTGTAGAAGAGTCTTGGGTGTTGATGATTCAAAAGATACAACTGGTTCTGGACTATCTATTACATTAGTCTTCTTTGTACAAACCCTCTTACATTTCTTTGCACAAACTTTCTTAACTGCTTTTTTCTTTGCCATAACTTATTCCTTGTAAAAAACTCGCTGACTATAACACTAAAAACCGAATCTGGGGGTTAAGGTGAGACAATTTTTATAGGCTCAACTTTTTTGCTTCCTCTAATAGTTCGTCTATTCTGCCCGGGATCTTATCCTTAAAGTGATCATAAGCAGATTTAACCATTTCATGATTTGGGTCTTTGGTAATTTCTAACCACCCAACAAAATAATTAAAAACTCTGTGCTCTGTTAAGAGTGGATACTTAACCCCGTCTGGTCTGCCAAATCTATGAACCCACTTAAGTTGTGGTATACATATAGCCTTGCCTCCGGCTCTCCTAAACTTCTCATGAATATATCCTTCTTCTCCACCGAACCCTCTAAAGTGTTCATTAAATCCAAGCCAGTTTTTGGTTTCACATGAGAATAATCCCAGGCCCATCATTGGAATTTCAAAAGGTTGGCCACTATTATAGCCTTGTTGATTAGTATCCCAAGTTCCATACATATTATCTCTCCACACCGGAGAAAATTCTGTGGAGAAATTTTTCAGATCATCATACCATAAAGGTCCCTGGACTATATCCTTACAATCTGGATTATTGCTAAAATATTCTAATAATTTATCTATTCCGCCAGACCTAATCATTACGTGACAATCAATAGAGATGGTATACTTGCCAGTTGCATTTCTAAAGATTTCATTTCTAACAGCGGTACTGGTTTTATTCTTATAAGGAATATATTTTGCTGTATGACCAACCCACCCTCTAACAAGATCATGAACTGCTTTGCCATGAGCACCATCGGGATTATTATCTATAACTAAAAATTCCACCCGATCTGTTGAACAGATATGGTGGTACATTCTTAGTGCTTGAAGGCTAAAATAAACCCCATGAAAATCATCATAGGTTGCCATGCCGATTGTTAGAAGTTTGTTGCTCATATTCCATAATAAACAACAAATCATTCATGGCAAGTTCGCTGACCACCAAAACCCGCTGACTACGACCACTAAAACCAATCTTATTATATTAGCTGAAACAAAAAACCCCCGAGTTTGTTCGGGGGAGTTCTTCTTTATCACATATTTAAAAAGAATTCAGTATCTGGTTTTTTCCATCTATGAATCTTTGGTAGCTTTGTCATCTTAGTTATCCTGCCCCGATTATCTTTGTGTTGAGCAGAAATAAAGAAGTGGTTGTCATCGGAGTTATCTTTATAAGTCCAATTATAATTTTTGATAATATCTTCGGGTTTTGTTTCACGATCATAGATTTCTCCTTCAACATGAAACGTTAATACCCTATTAAATAATCTAGGCATTTGACACCTCCTCTACTATTTCTTCGATATAAATATCGGATAAGAGTTGTGGGTCGTGTCTAGCTATTTCATTTTCTAGTTCATCATTTGTTAGTTGCAATTTTTCAGCCAACAAATAATCTTTTAGTCTTGCTTTAATATCTAGAAAATGCATGCCCCCTACAATATCATCAACATATCTTTCTATAACATAATTCCTATTAAAACTATCAATCTTATACATAACTCACCTCATGGTAAAAGTAATAAATACATTTGCCCATGATTCCATCGGCCCATCATTTTCACGAGTGGCCTTTGGCCCCGTTGACTTTCCCATTTTACCACAGGTCAACAGTTTGTCCATCAACTTTTTAGAGTGTTCTTATAAACTCGCTGACTATCGCCAAGACCGCAAATCCGTAGGATTAGGAATAACATATTCTAACCTATTTTAACTGTGGTCTATAGTAAATAATTTTACCAAAAACTAAGTCCCTAGGATTACAATAACCACGAATAACATATCTTTTTCCGGCCCAGTTTTGATGTAGCATGGTTATCTGTCCGCGATAAACACTCTCGACTATTGCATAATGATTTGCTCCTGTGCGTGCGTATATTCTGCCACGACTAGCGAATGTAGCAGATTCAAAGGCGATAATGTCACCGGGCCTTAATTCATTAAGACTCACTACTCTGCCAAAAACTGTAGTTCTATAACTTCCTCGAGGCCCCGGAAATCTACCTCCAGCGTAGAACAAAGCGTCCCTAGGAAAAACCCAGCAATTACCATTATTAATACTTCTACCAATACTATTATTAGCAAAAGATAGTACTCTATTATTTAGAGACCAAGAGTCCTGTGCATGGCACAGGCTTGGAGAAATAGACAAGCAACAAATAGTGAATACAATAACCTTAGACCATATTTTTTGTACCTGCATTATTATGTCCTTCCTAGTCTTCCTTAATCAAGACAGACTCTAATGTTTTATTTAGATCATAAACATTCTCATTAGTAATTAAATCATTAACGGTAACTTGACAATGTGTTGGCTCATGGTATACTTTATTAGATAATTCCACAGACCAACTACCATTAATCCAAACGTAAAAATACAAGATAGCTTCGATTGGTTTAATCATGCTTGCTCCCTTGACAAATTGAACCTGTGTTATAATATTATGCAGGTCCGGGGATGTTATATATCTCTTATACAAACACTAACAAATCTCTACTTGACCCAGTACCCACCCAGACTATGATAGCTTGTTGGCTACCTTGCCATAGCCATATTGCCGTGAACCAGACCAACAATCATACTAACAAGAATAATAATAGTAATAAAATCACCTAATGGGTTGAGAGGATTGACCGGACAAGAGACACAAGTATACCACAGTTATCGGTTGCCGCAAGTCCTTGACTATAAAGGATTTACATCAACCCTGCACAATCAATCTTCCAGAATCTCAGGGTAATATTCTTTAATCTCATTTTCCAAAGGCTCATTATCCATAAGACTCTTACTCTCCACCAACTGTTCATAAGCAAAACTATATAGAGTATCAAAGTCCATATGATCCAAGATGTTAGAAGCATAGACCCGAATAATATCTTCTCTATTTTTATCCGTAACAGTCACCATTTCTTTTCTCCTGCTAAATTAATTGACCCCTAGAAATTCGCTGACTATCGCCACGACCGCCAAATCCGTAGGATTACATTGGACAATCAAGGGGTGGACTTAAATAGACTTAGAATTATACCAGTAGACATAACTCTAAATCTTTCTTATCCTAAACCCTTACCATTACTAGCCTTACACCCCATTGTATCGTCACTTAGGGCAGTTGTCCATGACGTAAGTTGAGATTCTTTGAAAAAATTTGCCGTAACCCCTTACCAGCATTAAACTTACGACTAATTTTCGGGGCCCGGCTTGCCCTAAGTCCTTACGTATTAAAGAGTTACGTCTAGTGGTCAATGAATTAAAAGAAAAGGCCGCAGCCGGTTTCCCAGCCACGGCCCTTCCCCTTTTCATCGTGACACGAAAAGTTAGATAGCGTTCGCAAACTCCAGAGCAGTCGTTAACGCCTTGCTGTTATCGTTCGCGTTCTGACCGAACCAGAGCGAATCGAGCCGGTTATCGGTCGTGCGACCCTTGTTATAGTTAAGGTATTCATTGTAGCCGTTATAAGCAGCCCACCAAGTACCCCTAACACCCGTTGCTGATTGCTTCGGCCCTTCGACCAGAGCAAGAATCTCGTCCATGATATTTCTGGTGCGAGTCTTAACATCTTCGTCGGGCGTACCTTCGATGCCCAGCATCGACTTAACATATCGACGAATATCACCCTGATTAAAGTTCTTGCTAGCGAGGAACCGAAACTGTTCCGCAGTAGCCTCGAACTGGACATTGATATTATCCATAATATCTCGAACCTGTTCCAGATTCTTCTGGCTGGAGCGAGTGTGTCGAATCCGAATCAACTGCGAACCGCTACCCTTGCTATGGGCCATTGCCATCGTGTTAGCACACACAACACGAATCGGGGTGTAGCCGACGCGAATTGCAGTTGTACCATCATGGCTGTTAGACAGAAGGATAAACTTGGAAACCTCATCACCCTTCACGATCTCGCTATTGTCGCGGTTGAGTTGAGCGAGAACCCACACCTTTTGACCGCTATGGAGCGATCCGGCAGTATGAAGTTGGCACTCGTTAGCATCAAGAAACGGCTGAAACCAATCGAAAGCATCGCTGTTTTGCAGCGGAGTATATCGCGGGCCAACAACACCCAAGATAGAGTTGTCGGTTTTGCGATAGGTTGCACGAGCCGGAACCGGAGTACCTTCGCTCGTAAACAAATCCTTAAGACCAACCTCCCAGTCCAGACCAGCGGCGGTAATTGCCTCGCTAATCGTGGGAGCCTCATCCAACTGATTGCCAAGACCATGCCACGGAGTAGCACCAACAAACATCATCTGTTCAACTGCATGAGCCATCTCATTAACCTTTCGTGTTATCGTACTTCGTTCAACTCCACCTATTCTACAGTATGTTATCGGCTTGTCAATAGGAAATCTTGCGAAAAAATTTTCTCGTCGCAAGGTGTTGATACGTAAGGAGTTACGTCACGCGGGGCCGCCCCGCCTCGCCCTAAGTTCTTGGCGGGCCTGGATTTAAGAACAGTGTGCCAAAGTCACGTTCAAAAAGTTTAGCGTTCTCGGTGTTGTACGCACACTCATCTGGCATATAACAATAAACGCCAACACACCTAGATTTAGGGCATTCTTCGTAGATAGTATTCTTAATAAATTTTATAGTAGAACCAGAGCAAACCAGATCATCAACAATAACGTACCTAAAAGGAATCACGCCCTCTATAGCAAAACCACTATATGATTTTGTTTCTGGCTTTCTAATTACAACAATATGCTTATCTAGCAATTCTGCTATTTGCGGAACAACCATTAGTCCGCTAGTTCCGCAGCAAACGATACTATCAAACTGATTGCTAATTCTACGCAGATCGCAAATTGCCTTAATGATAGCCTTATTACGAATCTTATGATTCAATACCATACAGGTGTGGCTAGCACCTTGGATAACCTTACCGTCTGCCATTACCCTGAAATCGTCTACGTTCTGATTCAGCGTATTCATAAGAGTGGATGGTACGATTCGAACGTACTACTTGAGATAAGAAAGAAAGGATTTATAGAAAAGAGTCTCGTCCCACCGAGAGGCATCCACATTATTACTCGTCAACAATTTCATCTTCTACATTATTGTAGGAGTTAACCCATTCGTCAACGTCGTTCTCGTCGTTAACTTCATACAGTTCATCGTCGGTGTAATCTTCTTCCTCCAGAAGATCATCAAACCCACCGCTCATCATATTTTCGTAATCAAACGGATAATCTGTTTCTTCGTCATAATAACGCATAGGCTTACTCCTTTCTAGATTCTTATCTTACACCAAAGCGGTCAAACTGTCAAGACCCAAGAATTTTTTCAATCTCGTAATCAGAAGCAAGATTAATTTTATCTTTTTGATTATTTTTTGGAAATTCTTTTCTTAGGTTAAACAAGGTATTGTTTTCTGTCAGTATATCTGAGGATACTAGGTACACCTTACCATCCTCTAGATCGTATGCGGCAAAGTAGTCAAACATTGAAGCATCATAATAAAACTGATAGTTTGGGCCACTCTTTTTTAGAGGTATTTTAATACAACCATCCACCGGTGTTATTGCCTTAGATTGTATTTTTATTAGGTTGCCATCTTTTTCGGCAATAATATCTATTTTAGAAATGTCTCCTTCTTCTGTGAATACGGAGTACCCCAGTTTAGTTAATGCTAAACCAACACCGAACTGCCCTATATTACCTTTTCTTTTACTGTGCATTATTATCTCCTAGAGTAGTTTACTAGTAATCTGCTACTCTAGTTATACACCATACTAGTGGAGGCGGTGGGACTCGAACCCACGGTTTTCGGTTTAAAAGACCGCTACTTTAGCCACTAAGTTACGCCTCCAAATCGGCCAACCACTGAACCATCTTTTTAGGCTATATTTTCATACTTAAAAGAACACACATCACACCCAGTTTCCCGATTTAACATATCAAAAGCATCGTTCAGATCAAAATCTTGGGGCAGTTGTAGACGCAATTCATTCTCAAGTTGTCGAGTTGTCTCAACGCCATTCTCAAAACAATCAATAACCATATCGTAGAAGCGAACAGTTTTCATATTGGTTTCCTTTCTTTCCAATAGTCTACACTACTGTTATCGGCCTGTCAAGAGCAAAACTTTAAGCAAAGGCGGAAGGAATCGAACCTTCATCTACGGTTTTGGAGACCGTCATTCTACCGTTGAACTACGCCAATGTCCGCAACTCTGCGTCAGCCTCCGACGGAATCTGAGGGATTCGAACCCCCGGAGGATTTTAACCCTCGGCGGTTTAGTAAACCGCTGCCTTAAACCACTCGGCCAAGATTCCAAACTGCCCGACTAGGACTCGAACCTAGAACCTACAAATTAACAGTTTGCCGCACTACCATTGTGCTATCGGGCAAAAAATTATACCGCCACTTCCCTTGGCATAATCTTATAAGTCTTACTACGAATATCAGTGCTTGTCATATTATTCTCTATCTCAAAATCCAAAATCTTTGCCATAACTGTCAAGTCATCTGCTATTCTATTATAGTCTTTTTCGCAAGAACCAAATGCTACATTACTATTATAGGTCAAACAAGAAAGCAATTCGGCCGATATGTTCTCTATAGCAGCAAATTTCATTTTATAACCATACAGGTTAGATCTACTGTTATTAGTCATAAACTCATACATCATTATCCCCATATCGCTAATAGAATTATTAAAAGAACGAATAGTAACTTCATTCTTTTTGATAGTATCTATTCTTTGAGCCTCGTCCATCTTGGTGAGACCCCAACTGCCGATTTCTCTTGCCAAGTATATCGCATTACTTCCAAGCATAATTATCTCCTTTATTAATTCCGGGGCTAGGATTCGAACCCAGACAAAGAGAACCAAAATCTCTGGTGCTACCGTTACACTACCCCGGAGAGCCGATGATAGGAGTCGAACCTACAACCCACGGTTTACAAAACCGTTGCTCTGCCATTGAAGCTACATCGGCAATCCTACATATCATACTCTTGCTGCCAACCCCTGTCAATGTCTCGTCGTGTTCGCTGTCGCTTGGGCCTGCTGTCCATAGTAGTATCCCGATACTCCTTGTGTCCCGTAGGAGCCTCCCAAGGCTGCTTGGCCTTGACTTTGATCTTGCCGTACTTGCGGCGTGGTCGGGTATCGTCGTTGTTGTGGAGCGTAATCATGCCATTGTCCATTTTCGTGTAAGTAAAAAACCTTGTCAACATTAGGGTCGTAAGCCATTAAGCAGTATTGTACCGGATAAACCACCTTTGTCAATACTTCTTTTTTTGGTAGTTTGGGTATTTTTATATCACCCTTTTGATAGTCTTTTACACCATTATAGGCCAAACCTAACAGGGCAATTATCACCCCTATCCACTGGATCATTCTTTCTCCTCTGCGTCTGATTAGCATATCATACTTATCGGTATCCGTCCACCCATTCTTTAATTTTTTCTAAGTGGTTGAAGTATAAGGAGTTACGAAGAATCGGAGGCGCCCCGCTAGCCCTAAGTGCTTACGCCCAAAGGGTTTGCGGTTAGTTTTACTCGTCTTCTCTATTAATTTCCCAGCCCGCTTTTCTACACACCTTATTCAATTTGATTACCTGAGTTTCTTTATCTGCTGTCGCATAGTCTCTAAAACCACGCTCATCTATATAGAAGTATTCATCTAGAACATCGAACTTATTGCTTTCACCAAGAGTAGTTACTGCTGCCTCAAGAGGATTTTTACTTGTTGAGTAGATTAGTTCTAGCGTACCACATTTGACATAATATTTAGACATAACATTCCTCGCATTTAGGGCAGTCACAATAAGCATCATCAACGCCTTGATAGCAAACTTCTGGAAACATATCATCGTCCGTATATCCGATACTTTCTCGTCCAAAGTCAATCGGAACTAATATCCTAGATTTGCCACGCCTAACATATCCAAAATTACCCTCATGGCAATCAGAGTATTCCACCCCGTAGTCGCTGATTTCTTCCAACAAATCAGATAAAACATAATAGTTAGGGCAACATCCAGAATCTATGCAAGACCCCTCACATTCACTATTTCTACACACAAAAGGCTTTGCAATTTCGGTTAAGTAACCCCAATCACTCAAAACCATTTCGGTTCGATATTTAATCTTGTTATTCTCTATACCATCCACAAAATAGTTAGCAATACGGATTTTGCAAACCGAACTGTAAACCTTTGGGGCAAGATATGGGGCTAAATGACTTTGAACAGCATGAGCAAACTCGGCCAAACTCTTATTAGGAAAACTCTTGAAACCATATGGTTTTCCAGACAGTTTATAGAAAGAGTTCCTGCTACCACTATTCTCATACTTTCCAACATAACTAAATTTAGTAGCCATGATTATTCCTAGTGAGCGGGAAACAGTACGTTAGCCAAACCCTTGACGCACATATCACAACTTATACTATCCTTCGTGCCGGTGCAAGTGATAACCGAACGACCGCGACGAATTTCTGGACAAGTCACAAACTTCTCACCGTTCAGCACGACCAGTTTGGGCAACGCTTGCCGCCAAGCGTCGGCCTTAGCCTTGTTCTTTGGTCGCTTCGGGGCAATTTTCATATCGCTATCGCACCACGCAAACATTTTGAAGCCTTGATTCTTAGCCTCATTCATATCGTTATCGTCGTGAACACTAGCATAGACTGCCATATACTTTTCCAGAGCCACGAGCCGACTATCGTAGATATGAGTATAGAACCACATATCGGGCAGACTATCGCCACTAGCAAGAATACTCTCGCAAGCCCACGTTACATTATCAACGTAGTCTGTGTCAAGTTGACCGTTGAGAAACCAATCGCCGCGTTCATGCCAGCGGATAGATTTCTCACGCTTTTTTGCGTCAAGAATCATGGCACGGATTTTGTTTTTCTCCGTGACTACGTTAGCAAAACCAGCGACACGGGCGTTTTTGTACTGCCGTTCAGTACCTTCGGCATAACAGCCGTTTCCAAGATAATCGCAATCTGACGGGCAGGTATCGCCAACCGGACGCGAAACCACAATGCAACCCTTACCCAACTTATCATTACCGTCTGCGGTTTTCATCATTCTTCTCCTAGCGTGTCTGATGATTCTACACTAGGTTATCGGTACTGTCAAGGCATTTTCTTGAAGAAATTATTTTTGACGCAAGGTGTTGATGCTAAAGGAGTTACGTCAAGCCGGGCCGCGCCGGTTCGCCCTAAGTCTTTATCCTCAAAGAGTTTAGGAGCAGTTCACACATACTCAAAAACTGTTCAGTAGTTTCTGCTTCGTTTTTCATAGTAGCCCCAAGAGGAATCGAACCTCTAACTAGACTTTAGAAGAGTCCTGTTATATCCATTTAACTATGGGGCCGAAAGACCGATAGCCGCTAGATTACCAGCGGCATATCGGCTTATTATAGCATATACGCTAGGCTCAGGCAACAGTCTCGGCAGTCACCTTCGCGTTGTGAGCATCTCCTGCCTGCTCGGCAGTCACGCCCGTCACCCTAGCACGCCACACCTTGTAGCCCTGCTCGCTAAAAGCCTTGATTTCCCCAGCCTTCACATTCGCGTGAACATCGCCAGGAAGCGAATCACTCAGGCACGAACGAATCGAGTCAACCACACCTTCACGGTCAAGTTCATCGGCAACAACGTCAACAACAAAACTAAACTTCTTCATTTGTAAACCCTTTTCCAAAGTGTTATCGAACCAAGTAAACCAATTTTACCTAATCAGTCATCACTTGTCAAGAGTCTGCCAGATGGTTTCTGCTGTTTGGCATCTGCTGTCGTCTTGTCGTGTGATGCTATCAGTATACAATAGTTATCGGCACTGTCAACCCCATTCGTGAATCATTTTTTGAGATTTCCAAAAATTTGTTCTAAGTCATTGGTACATAACGAGTTACGTCGAGCCGGGCCGGCCCCGTTTACCGTAAGTGCTTACGGCGTAGGGGTTTAGGTTATGAGAGAAAACCCTGACAACCCAAAGCCACAAGATCACGCAGCAACTTCTCGGCCGCTGCTGGCGTGGGCAGAGTCACGCTATTACGACCCTTGCCGTTTACAAAACGACACAGGGTGTAATCATACGCACCCATCAGTTCATCGCTCCAATCCTTCGACTCCTTCAAGCCCCATCCGGTAGCAAGCCGAATAGCCTTGATGGAAGCGATCCGGTTGTCGGTGGTCATTCCACCGGTAATGGTCACCGTTCGGTACTGATTCACGCCGAGAGCAACCTCAAAAGCGTTCACGATCCGCTCGTAAATATCCAGATTGCAGTTAGTCGCAAGATTCATGGCCTCACGAACCGTCAGTTCCAACTTAATCATCTCAAATCCTTTCTTCCAAAACGTAAACTTGTTTGCCTTGTGTAATTAAAGTAGCGTATTCGCTATCGTCCCAAATAAACTCGTTGCTATCGCTTTCTCGTCGCCAGTGTGGGTCACGAATCGGATTATAGTATACCTTTTCAAGATTGTCAACACCAATCTCGTTATTTATTCTAACATCCTCACATTTCACCCACCCACTAACATCATGCACACCGGCCTCATGAACCTTCTTAGCCTTATTAGGCTGATTCACCAACTTACAACCAATCATTTCCAACTGATAGTAGGCCGGATTATAATAATAAACATCGACCTTCCTTCTTCCCTGCATAATCTTGATTTGCCAGTGCATATAATGCTGGCCTCGTCCAAGATGGAAACGGACTTCGGCGTGTAGTGGTTTCGGTTTCATACTTATACTATACCTTATCGACCAACTCTTGTCAATACCTTTAGAAAAAGATACCTATACTGGCCTACGTCCAGTAGCGTTTTAGACTTCCACCGCTTATAAGGTACCCCAATATTCGCTGACTATACCCACTCAGCCCAAATCCGTAGGATTAGGTCAGACAGATAGATTGGGTTATGCCATACTCGGCCTTGCATTTAACCGCGGCTTCTTTGATATCATTCTGCCAGCGGCCCTCATCTATCGTCTTGAGTTAAATATACATCTATTATCGGCTAAGTCAAGAGAGAAACTTGAAAAAATTTTTTAGTCGTAAAGTGTTGAGAAATAACAACTTAGAACGAATCGGCCCCGCCGCCCTGTTCGTAAGTCCTTTATTTCCAATCACTTAGGTGCCACCAGCCACAAGTTCCACACCAATACCACCACACACCACGATCATCTAGCCTATAGGCCATATCGTTGTTCTCGCCACACTGACAAATATCACTAAGAATTTTCATAAACTAACTCCACATATTTATTAACAAGTTCAGGTAGTGAAATCTCATGAGTACCGATTAGTTCTTTAGTCTTATCTACATTGTTTTTATTCACAGCGGCCATTCTATTTCTGAAAAAACTCAGAATATAGATCATGGCTTTTTCTCTATCTTCAGTCATAAGATGGATAATCCTTCGGGTATGGGTTTTTAGGCGGTTGTGGTTTGTCTTGTCCCTCGTCTGGCATCCACCACGGAGCATCCATACGATCTACCACACCACCAATAGTTCCTTCGCCACAAAAAATAAGATGCTCACAATATGGATCAGATCGGTCTATCTTATATGTTCCACGCCACACCCCAATAGGCTCACCATAATAAATAATCTTCTGGCCATTAATAGGGCGACGATAACCAAAAAAACTAAGCCACTCCATTATTTACCTACCCCTTCCAACAATCACACATTTCATACTAATATCACTATCAGTATACTTAACACACTCATGAGGGCCATAATACCATTTATCTTCATCATTCACATTGAATACAATATCCTCAGTTCTCAGGCTAAGGTCATTAAACCCACCCTCATACCCAAGAGTCAATACTGTCATATCGCCGGGATAGTTCTTCAACTGCTCAATAAGTTCGTTAACGGTCATTATTTAATCCTCTGTGGCATCATCAATATACCACTCGTATCCTAGTTCGTCAATAGTATCTTCTAAAACTTCGATAATCTCGTCTGCTTCTTCACAGTCTGGATCAATTCCCGGCATATCAAAAACAACATAAACCTTCATCTGCTTTCCTTGTATTAAAACCAGCGAATCTTTTACGATCCGATTCTATAACCCACCAATACCCCGATATTCTGAACCCTTGGAGCAAGGTAAAAATTGATGGAAACCGCCCACGCTGCTTCACTGCTTTCGGGTACCTAATATCAGGCAGTTTATCAGAGGCAACGGTTACTGGTTGTATTATTCGGACAGGCCGGGACACCTATACGATGAAGCGCCTCAGTTACTCCGCCTATCCGATTGTATTGGTCGTGGTGAGGACGCTATCCCCCATAGATTGGCATTACTATACAACGTATAAGCCCGTTGTCAACCCCGGCGATTGCTTCGCTGAACGAGAGGTTTATCGTAATGGCTTATCCCAATCTAGTCCCTGAGCATGGACCCACGAAAGTTTGTATTGTTAGGACCGATTGTAGAAGACGTTTCCTAGGACATCAACTACCGCTTTTACCGGCTGCTCGGCCCGACACAACCAACAAGCGTTTGCTTGTTCTTCAATCATTCTACTATCTATTATCGGTTTGTCAATAGGGTTTCTTGAAAAAATATTTTTTGATGTAAAGTGTTGCAGCATAAAGAGTTACGACGAGCCGGGCGGCGCCCCTCGGCCCTAAGTGCTGCCGTAGCAACAACTTAGGGTGAGGGTTTCACCGATTGGCGAAGAAGACAGTTTAGATAAGATGAGCCAGACCCGTAGCGAACAGAGCCTGAGCCCCAACCGGCCTACGGCACTTTTCAGTACGTTCCGCATAGAAGTTGCGAACCGTACCATTGGGCATTTCGCAAGTCACAAGGTGGCGAGTACGCTGAAACTCGGGATCATTCGCACGATAGCGACTACGAGCATTGAGCCTACGAATAGAGTAGTCATCCAGAGTGTGAACTTCCACAACCTTCGCAAGATAACGCTCCGGTTCGCCCTGCAAAGGCTGCTTGTAGATGAAATTGTAGATTTCACCCGGCTTAGCAGATGCAAGCGTACCGTGAACACCACCATAAACAGCATAGGCAAGAGCAGCCACAATAACAGCAGTCACACCAGCCAGAATACCACCAAACAGAAGAACATCGTTCATAAAAACCCTTTCAGTTAGAAAACCCTCAATCAACATATCACAAGTCTACACTATGTATCGACTGTTGTCAAGCCTCAACATTAGAAAAATTTTCGGCCCAAAAGTCGTGCATTTCCTCAAGGTTTATGGCACTATCACTCCATGCCACACCATCCTGTGTCTCATATGCAAAAGACGAATTTTCGTCAATTTCACGCAAGCCAGACTTGAAAGCATCATAATCTTTGCAAGAGGCCGCAAAATCGTTCAGACCTTCATCATTAGCAATCCACAGACAAACATTCCAAGTCTGGTAATTAGAGTAGCCATTGTAACTCATAATTGTTCCTTTCATGTCTGCTGTAATCATACCATATAGATCGGCAAATGCAAGAGGAAATCTTTAAAAAATTTTTTTAGACGTAAAGTGTTGCTGTGTAAGGAGTTACGACGAGGCCGGCGGCCCCCGCTCGCCCTAAGTGCTTATGCACAAAGGGTTTGCGGAGAGTTTTATTCGAAGTCTACGAAAATTACTTGATTGTAGCCGCGAGGCTTAATCTTGAAACTATCGCCATAATCTTCGGTTTCAGATTTCACACCCGTAAAGCCAGCCAAAGCCTTGGCCTTGCGAATAATGCTACGCTGAGAATCATACTTGGGTACAAACTCCCAACGCTTGACCCAGCCGTAGTTAGCCTCACCAGCAAAAGTATCAGTATGGGTTACAACGCACTTCATTTCTTTTTTCCTTAAAGGTAAATTAGTAATCTTCATTCATTTCGGTATCATCACCATAATATCCGTAATCCTCATCGGTTCCCCATCCAGCGGAAGATAGGCCACTCTCATGATCCCCATCCATACTATCATCATACGAATCATCCCAACTGTTCTCCAGTTCATCAGCGTCAACTTCACCGTAATTGAAATCATTGTAATCGTCGTAGTTCATATCGTCCTCGTAAGAGTTGTCAGGATCATAGCACGGGTCAGGATGGCTCATTTCTTTTTCCTCTTTACTAGTGTTATCGGGATTCTATCCTAAAAACTTTAGGCTGTCAAGCCCTATTCCACAATCCACGTTTCGCCGTTTTCATCCATCATCTCGACAGGAGCAAAATCATCCACACAACCCACAACATCTGCCCAATCCCAAAAGTTGACTTCCACGCTAGGATCGTCAATCGGCTCGACCATAGGCTCAATCGTACCCTCTTGGGCCATTTGATCCAGAATCGAGTTGATTTCTTCGAAAGAATACATTTTTGACTTCCTTTGGGGTTTCACTTGTGATACTACCATTATACAGAGTATATCGGCCAAGTCAATAGGGTATCTATAAAAAATCTAAAAAAAATTGTCGATGTAAAGTGTTGCAGCATAAGGACTTACGACGCGGCGGGCGGCGCGGCCTCGCCCTAAGTTCTTTAGGGACAAGGCTTTACGTCAATTTCCCACAACCATACCATCCATAAAAGGATAGGATTTGTCGTTAATTTTCACAAACCATTCAAAATTCTTTTGATAAACATAACGTGGGCTATACTGGTTGATACGATCCTTAGTGGTCAGAGTTTGCCAGCCACCACTATTGAGTGTATAAGTACCATCTTCGTGAATCTTGACCACATAGGTACTGTGCAGCATAATACCCACGCTACCATCATGCAGAATCTCAGCGTAAGTATTATTACCAACCTTGCGACGGTTAGCGTTACGCTTGCCACGAACCATCTTAACCGCTTCGGAATGATTCATTACTTGTTTTCCTTTTGCTTGCTTTCCAACGTTTCACGATACAGTTTTTCCAGAAACTTTACTTGAGCCAAAGCACGACCAGTCTCTTGCTTCATCCTGAGTTCCGTTTTCTGAAATCCACTTACTGGCTTCTTCTTCGTTTTCATCATCTTTCTCCTACACTCGATTATATAGTATAGATCGGCAAGAGTCAAGCATAATCTTTAGAAGATTTTTATTCTGTTCCTAAGTCGTTATCACATAAGCACTTAGAGCAAATTTTCGCCGCCGGCCTCGCTCTAAGTCTTTTAGTAGCAAGGGTTTAGGTTCAGTTTTTTGTTCAGTGGTGAACGATTATTCATCGTCCCCTTTGAACGCGAAGGGCGAAACTTCCTCGCCACACGCGAGAATCGCAGCATACTGGTGGGCAAGAGCCTCAATGCGTTCCTGCGAACCCGGCTTTCCAGCCTTTACGATCATGGTATCCTCACCACCCACAAATCGCGGATCGGACTTCTCTTTCTTCACTTTGCCAAGGTTGCGAAGTGCCTTGCGGTTGAACTTCAAAACCTTCTCACTCTTGATCGGCCCATACTCACCATCCGCCAGAGAGGGTTGGTGGGGAATCGCAATCCCAAGAAAGCACATACGAGCCTGTTTCTTAGCGTTTTCGATAATCTCAAATTTCTGTTTCATGTTTTCCCTTTCGTGTTGGTTTGATTCTAGCAAAACTCTTTGGTGAGTGTCAAACCCTACTTTGAATAATTGTAGGCATCCAAACCCAACTTGCGACGAATCACGCGAATGGTTTGCAGATCCTCAATGAGCATCTTGGTCAGATTCTCACTTACTCCGCTTTCCACCAGAGAAGCCATATTCTGCTCACTGGTTTTCAGCAGAGCAGCCACAACGATTTCTTCACTCACAGTCAACTTTTCCATCTTTCACTCTCTCTTTCTTATGCTGAATTATACCTAAGAGATCGTCAAAAGTCAAACGCAATGTTTAGAAAATTATCCGATTTTCCCTAAGTCCTTATCTGGCCGGCTGTTGCGTCTAACCGTTTTCTTTAGGTGCTACAGTGGACACATGGTATCGTGAGAAATTGCTCGTAAAGCGTTGGTATCAAACAACTTACGGCAAGCGGGGCGGCGCCGGCTCGCCCTAAGTCCTTATGTGTCAACCACTTAGGTTAAGAGTTAATCACCCAAGCAACCACACAACCGAAAGCAAAGGATACAGAAAGCACTACCTTATCGTAAAGATTCATTATTTCTTCCTTATAGGAAAAACCAAATCAGAAACAAACCAAGCACTACCAATACCAACAACAAATCCCACAAGCATCCACGTCCAATCTATATCTATATTATCGAACATCCCGTGTTCCTTTCTTTAATCCTTTTTATATCCTACGAGCCACCGAACACCATCCTCATCTGTACTGATAAATCCATCAGTCCCAAACCCCGCATCATTCAATTCTTTTTCGGCCATTCTTTTACACAGGGTATCCCCAATAGCAAGCACAGCACAAACCAATCCCATGATAATAATACCCACCACA